AGAAATTCGTCCTCGGACACGCCTATATCGTTAATGCCCCATGATTGCCAGCCGTCCGCATGGTCGACACCTAATATTATGCCGAACATATCGTTCCAACCAACTACCACACCGGCATACTCACCGTTCTTGTTGAATACTGCACGCCCGGCGTACAGTATCGCGAAATCTTTGTTTCTAATCATAATCTATTAATCTATTAAATCGTTAATACTAACATAACAATATGCCTCGCACCTTTTAAATACTACATCGCATACGTCTAAGTTACACCAGCCGCCAAACGAAGTTGCGTCTGCTATCAAGCAAAAGCCCCCAAGGGCTCCTACAGAATATCCGACTACTTCCAATTTCTCACCGCGGCACCAGGCTAACCGCCCTACATACTTTTCCATCGGGTGAGGTTCTCTTTTAAACTGTGCGTACATCTCACTAACTGCTTTTAAATACTTTTCCATAATCTTTGTTTTTAAATTGTTGATACAAATATAACGCTTTTCCCGTTATGCTGGTTCTTTCGTTAACATCATTTAAGTATTAAACTATCCTTCAGTGATAGCCCGTACTCTAATTGTTGTAGCTTGAAATTACGTTGTATGCTGTCCGCTGCGTTCTGTATTGCGGTGCAGCATACCAATAGGAGTAGGACTGCGATAACTGCTATTAACTTTTTCATTGGTCGAAACACTTTATACACTCAAACAGATATTGTGCCATGAGTGGCTGCACCGCGTTACCTACACACTTGTTTCTGTCCATGAGGTCGGGAACCCCATTAGTGTTTCTGAAAGTTCGGGGTTCGGGTAGAGACCGTCTGTCTCTCCATCCCGGATATACTCCTCCAAGTTTCCACGGTAGATAGGGCTCCCGAAAAACCGATTTCGGGGACTCCCATTCGCCGAACTTACCCTCGGGGTAGGCAATAATATATATTCTTTCCCTACGTTGTTGTAATCCAAGGAAGGTACCTTGTAGACACTGCCACTGTGCATCATACCCGATTTCGGAAAGTCCATGTAAGACGTATTCGAATCCTCGCTTTCTAAGTAGAGGGCTATTTTCGATAATGACATAATCGGGTCTGACTTCTCCGATAATTCGGTGCATGTGCCCCCATAGTCCAGACCTGCTTCCCTTAATTCCTGCGCCTTTTCCAGCAGCGCTGATGTCCTGGCAAGGGAATCCACCGCTGATGATGTTAACAAATGGCGGGTTTTCAAGCGTTCTAATATCTCCATATACTGTGTGTCCATCTCCAAAATTTTTTTTAATTACTTCTGTTTGGTGTTTTTCAAATTCACAACTCCATTCGGTTTTTATGCCCGCAAGCGCGGCGCCCAAGCCAAACCCCTCTACTCCGCTAAACAGAGAACCGTGCGTTAATTCTCTTTTCATTTCTTACTGTAAAATTCCATAAGTTCTTTAATACTCTGCATAAGCCCGTCTTGCGTCTGTTTCTTGCCATCCAGGGCTTTTATTATCTTCTCGTCTACCGTTCCCGTGGTTAAGATGTGATGAACGGTTACGGGGTACGTTTGCCCCTGACGGTACAACCGGGCGTTGAACTGCATGTATAACTCCAGGCTCCAGGTGTTACCGAACCATATAAGCGTATGCCCACCTTTCTGTAGGTTAAGCCCGTGTCCCGCGCTTGCTGGGTGCGTTACAAGCACTTTAATCTTTCCGGCGTTCCACTCGGCTATCTGCTCGGGCTTCTCCAGCTTGACGGGCTTATAGGCCTTTAGCTTCTGCATTATACGGTCGAGGTCATGTTTGTATGAGTAGGCAACCAATACGGGCGAGCCGTTCGCAGCCTCTACAAGCTCCTCGAGTTTCTCTAACTTCTCGTCGTGCAACTCAATAACCTTTCGGTCGGCATCGTATATCGCACCGTTCGCGAATTGCTGTAGCTTATTGGATAAAGCCGCCGCACTTGCCGCGCTTATCGGTTCGTCCGAGTTGATAAGCTCCAATACTTGTTCCTTCTCGAACTCCTTATACTGTGCCAGCACTTTAGGGGACAACTCCACACGGTCGTATATGTTTATGCGGTCGGGCATCTTCAAATAGTCCTCGGCTGTCATTGATATGGTAATATCACTGATAAGGTCGCTTATCTGCTTCTCCGTTTCCTCCTGGGGGCTTTTCAAGGCATAACTGTACACTATATCACCGTTCCGCTTGTCAGGTCTGAAAAACCTATCCCTGTACGCTGTGATTGATTTACCGAGCCTTTCCCCTTGGTCTATCAAATACATTTGTGCAAATAAGTCTATCAGTCCGTTTGGCGACGGTGTACCCGTCAAGCCTACTACCCGGGGTATGAACTTACGAACCTTTCTAAGGGCTTTAAAACGCTTTGATGCGTGGTTCTTAAAACTGCTCAATTCATCGATAACAACCATATCGTAGGGAAGTTTAATACCTCCGTACTCCATTACGAGCCAAACAATGTTATCACGGCTAATCGCGTAGATGTCCGCTTTCTTCTCGTAGGCTTCCCGGCGCTGTTTAACCGTACCGTCGATAACGGAAATCGTCAAGTCCTTAAGGTGTGCCCAAGCTTTAATCTCATCGCTCCATGTAACCTGTGTTACTTTCTTTGGGGCTATTACCAAGCAATTAGATATAATGCAATTGTCTAAAAGGTCTTTGATAGCGGTTAGGGTTGTTACTGTTTTGCCCAGACCCATATCGAGGAACAACGCGCAAAACTCGTTGTCAATAATATGCTGCACTCCCTTTACTTGATATTCGTGTAATTGCTTTCTTTCTAGCATAACATTGCTTTTATCATTGATAACTGGGCGTTGAACTCATGGAGAACCGCCGGTGTTATATGTTTTATTACTCTGTCGTAATCGGCAGCGCCCTTGATGCGCTGACCGTTGATTACTATTTCGGTGTGTCCTGCGATACACTTTAACTTTAAATCTATATAGTTTACCATAGCTTTATTACTTCATTAATTTAGTTTTGTAGAACACACAAATGCTTTTGAAATCCTGCTCATCCGATACGTACCCCAGCGTTTTACGCGAAAGGAAATTAACATCACGGGTAATATCGTGTTGCAACTGCTTTAGAATTTCCTCGGTGTTACCGAACTTTTCATCACGCACATACAGCGCGCCAGACTTGATACCAAAGTACATACCTAAACGGTATTCTATCTCCTCTTTTAAACTTCTCTTTTTCATGATTTCTGTTTTTTAATTGAATACTACAAAGATAACCCTTTTCTCGGTATGTTGTTTATCTCCTTAACATTTCTTAGGAAATAATTTATTGCAGCGTCCCTGCTTTCCAAATCGTCGATAACAAATACTTTGAAACCTAAAGCCTCTAACTTGCTATGTATCAGTAATTGTATCTTGGTTGGTTTCTTACCCGTGGTCTTTATCTCGGCAAAGCCTACGTAACCGCCCTGGCAAATTACCATTCTATCCGGCAATCCCTTTACAAAGGTGGATAACAGTTTTATTACCCACACTTTCTTTGTTCTGTTTAGGCGCTCGCTAAACGTGCGCTCCAAGTCCTTTTCACTTATTATTTCCTTCATTTCTCAATTTGTTTTCAAATACCACTGTCTCGGCAAATTCCCCGGATTCGTGGTCTACTGTAGTTGTATATATGTGCCCGTTATAATAGCCCCTATACTTTAAAACCTCTCCATTATGTACTATCTCGTCTCCGATACCGTACGCGTATTCCTGGTTGCTTATCATAGCGTGAATTGAATTGCCCTGTTCTCTAACTTATAATCGCATAATACCTCCCGGTACGTTCCATCTGCACGCTTTACCGACATATTGCGATAGGTAAACTTGTCCCCTTTCATACCTAAGTAGCGGAATAACCGCCCGTCAAACGTTATTATATAATCGTGCTTCTCGTAGTTCTCGCCTTCGTACCCTATCCTTAACGAACTCCTGTGATTGCCGAAAATGCTGGTATACTTTAGTTTGAACGTTTTTGGCGGCAGGTGCGTTTCCGAGGTGTATTGCCATTGTTCGAACACCGAAAGGTCTGCATACAAGTGGTTGCCCGCTGCGTCTACGCCCAAGTACATGTATGGGTCGTTACCAGATATGAACACCGAGTAACCGACATATTTACCGTTCCACTTCTCACCCTCAACATAGAACATTGCAGGCTTTAATGACTCGTCCAAGCAGAATACCGTCGTGTCGTCGCTTTCCTCGTCCTCTACGGGCTTTTCTTCCTCAACTGGTGCAACTACCTTGGTTTCCTTTGAAACTTCCTTAGATAGCTCCGCAATGCGATATTTGCATATGTGGATAATCTTTTCGTAGTCAAGCGTCCGTTCTTCCCCCTCTTTGGTGCGTAGCACGCGTTTCACTATATCCGCGTCCCAGGGGTTGAGGTTATACTCTTTCCAAATATCCCACGGCTGTATGGCGTGCTTTGCATAATCGGACTTGCCCACGTTGTAACTCTGTACATTTTCACTTGCTGACATAACACAATATTATTTTATTTGTTTTGAACTCATTTTTATAAAACTCCCGTGCCATCTCCACAGTTGGAAACACCCCATCGCCGGGGGTAGGATAATAAGAGGTACGTTCCCCTTCGTTTACTGCGATAACTTTTAAGATAGTAACCATTTTAATTTAATTGTTTTCTACGTTAATGAACTCCGTTAAATCCTTCATGCTCGTTTCTGTAAGTTGGCGCGTGTAGGTCTGTCCCAGCATACCAATAAACGGTTTGCCGTCCACGTGTATGATGCGCGATACATGTTCAACATTGATAAACTCCACTTGTAATTCACCCTTAACTACGAACTCCACTCTGATAAAATTTCCACTTTTCATAATCTTTTCATTTTAAAATTGTATATACTGTAATAACAAAAACACTTCTTTACTTGTTCAACGCTTCGACCATCTTCCTAAGCTCTCTGCGACTAATGGCAATACTGAAAAGCTCCGTTAACTTCTCTGTGATTATCCAAGAGCCAGTAAGGTATTGGAAATATGCTTCGTTGTTGCTCGGGTTGTTTAGGTTCACCGTCTCATCCTTACTGGGTTTGTATTCTGCAAGGCTTGCAAGCGTTACCGCCGCTTCCTCGGGTGTGCCTAAGTGAACTATCATTACATACCTTTGGGTCTCGCGCGTCATTGCCTCAATGGTTATTTCCCCATTGGTATCAACCAACTTGCACATGCCCATACGGAAGGACTTTAATACGTCCGGCTTACCTTGTGACGTGATTTGGCTAAACATTGATACACTTGTAAGAATTAACACTGCTAACACTACTAACTTTTTCATAATCATTTGTTTTTAAATTGTTATACTATAAAAACAACGGAAGCTTTATGAAGGTTCACCGTTATTGCCTTATTAACTTTTATTTTGCTTCGTAGCCCTCACCTTGTTTGTAATGTACAAGGCCCTCCATTTGAAGATATGCTATTTGTTCAGCTGCTTCGTTGTATTCGGTCTGTAGGTTCAGCGCGTAAATAATATCGTTAAAACTAATAATACCGCTTTTTCTGATAAGGTTTAAAATAGATGTTCTCATAATCTTTAGTTTTTTAAATTGTTATTATTTCCTTTTGACATTACAAATATATGGCAAATAACGATAGGTTGTATATTCCGTTAACACCATTTAAGAAATAAATCTCATTTAGTTATTCTGTTAACAGTTAGTTAACATTTGGGGGTTTTTACACCCCCTCTGTTATCACTCGTTAACAATACGCTCAAACCCTCGTGCGCGTCCGATACCCATAACTGACTTAGCATCTGCCGAACGTTTCCACCCTGGTACCTTAGACATGATGGCAGCTATTTCCCTGCTCTCTTTGGCGGTTACGCGCCCTACCTCCATCTCGAACACATCCGTAGCGATTTGCATGGTAGACACGAAGTCCATCTTTTCCAGTGTAAAATCTTCCGGGTCTATCTTTGAAGCGTCGTACTCCCTAAAGTACATGCGTCGCTCATTCAAAAACATGCGCCGCCAATCTGATGGAACGAGCATATTCAAATACGCCTCTACTGATGCAGTACGGGGGTCTGCTTCAAAATGTTCCTCGCGTCCTCTCTCGGCTATTGCTTCGGCTTCACGGGATAACAACGTACTTACTTTGCGGAAATACATCTGCACGGCTTCAGCCCATAGCTGGTCTACGTAATCGTCAAAGCCCTTCTCAAAGATTAGGTGCGTATTGGCGTTCGCCTTAACCTTAACGGGCAAAAACCGTCTGCCACCCGTATCGTCCTTTAGGAATTCGTCCCGGTTCGTTGTGCCTATGAAAATACACTGCCGGGGAAAGTTCTTCGTAACACGTCCGTACGCTGGTCTGTAGCTGTCCTCTGTTTTGGAAATGAAGTTTTTCACGCCCTCAACCTCTGAACGTCTCATTGCTGACAACTCCGCAACCTCCAATATCCAGTTACCCTGCAACTGTTCAAACGCTCCCTTACCGTCCATGCTCGAAAGGCTATCGGAGAACCAGTGTTTACCCAGCTTTCGGATAAATGTGCTTTTTCCGGCGCCCTGCTCGGACTGCAACACTAACATGCTGTCAAACTTGCAGCCCTTTCGGAAGATACGCTTAACCGCGCCTACCATCATGATACGGAATGCCTCACGGGTGTATATGTTATCTTCTGCACCCATGATGTGTATAAGCGCCTTATCAACTCTTTCGATACCGTCCCACTTTAATTTGGTTAGGTATTCCTGCACTGGGTGGAATGCGTTCATTTCCGCGGATAGCGCAATGGCATCGTCAATCTTTGCGCTATTCGATATGCCGTAAACGTCTTCGATGTGTTTACGTACGCCAGAGTAGTCCACATCCTGGAAGTCCAAAGAGCTATCCTTCGCGCGCCATAGAGGGACACGCGTAACAACCCGTCGTTCCTTGAAAAGGTCTCGTGCGATAAGCCCCTTTAAATTAGGGTCATACTTCATTATCAAACCGAGGTTCTTTGCCGATGGAAGATATGTGCCGCGCTTATCCGTTTCAAGCTTCGCCATTGCGTCCTCATACGTTGTCGCCACATCGGCATCCGTTGCCTCCTCTACTTCTATAACGTCGTCGAAATCGTCCATGATTTCACCAGCCTTAACCGCCAGCATCCGGGCACGTGCCGCTGCCACCTTTGGGTCCTTGTTTACAAGTTCGTTCATAGCCTCGGTGGAGTTCTTTCTATCCGTGCCCTTGTCCATCTTACCGAATTTGTGTACACGCACAAGGTCGTAGGCGTTAAACACGTGGTTGCCTTGTATCGGGTCATTGTTATGGAACGAATAAGCAAACATATCGTTAAATGTAAGCATACCGCCGGAAGTCGAGCCGCCCGTGTAAGTCCATCTATCCTCCTGCTCGGTAGGTTCGTAAACGTCCGATAGGTATTCCGCGATAACCTCGCTGATGGTGTAGGCTCTACAGAAGTCGCCTACATTACCCTCTTTTAGTGTGGGGTCTTGTTGCTCTTTAGCGAGCGTCCGGGCCTCTCTCTTCTCGTCCTTGTGGTATGCCCATTCGGTTGTATCGCTCCAATCGTCGTACATGCCCAAATACTTTTGCACGTCCAAAGGGTTTTCGTTGAATGCCGAGTAATCTATAAACTCATACTCTACGTCTTTGGAAACCGACGGGAAAAACATACAGCGTTCGGGTTGAAACGTCGTTCTGTCGTACAAGTCGATACCCGTCAACTCGGCAACCTTCCTGGCAATAGCTTCGTATTGTTCCCCGTCCACTGGTTCGGACAACGGAATGATAACACGGTAGCGAAGTGTATTTGCCTTCGGGTTATGCTTGTGCGTCCCATGAATGATACACGCGCAATTGATAACCGAGTAGAACGCTTCCGGGAAGTTCTTTTCTCCGTAGTCAATATCAAGCGCCAAAATAGAGCGCTCACCGACATTGTTTTTGTTTCTACGGCTACCGAACAATTCGCCGCCCATGAATGCGCCTACGTCTTTAATTGTACTCTGCTCGGCTTTGCTCGCGCTTATGAACTCGCGGTACGTCTCATCCGTAACGACTGCCCTTGTCAGCTTCTCGGCTAACTCGTCCCATGAGTAGGAACGGTTTTTCCATGAAGTAGACTTTGCGCTACTCGCCGTAGCAATTTTAAAAGTCATTTTTCGTAAATCCATAACTTAATCTTTTTTGTAATATTCAGTAATATATCCTGCCGCTCTTAATGGAATGCCTTTTGCCCAACTCGGGGCGCTGCACATGGCGTCACTCATTATTTGCAACGTCTTTTCCTCGCTTCCGTCCTTCGGTATCTCGGCGACAATCTCATCATGCACATGCAGCACGATATTAAAACCTAAATCGAATACCTTAAAAATCGCATTTGCCAGTAAGTCTCGGGCTATCGCTTGTACAACGTTCTCTGTTAGCTTGCCTCCGTAGGTGTTTAGCTTAACCCATTTCCCGGAGGTTTGGTCTTGACCCATGTAGGATATATCCTCAACCTCAAACGAACCGTTAACGCCCTCGATTGTGCGTTTCCCCATTCTTGCCGATGGGTAGAACAACTTCCTACCGGTCGGTATCTCAATAGTCATTGCGCCGCTCTCGTATCGGAAAATAATACTCGAAACATCGTCTATTCTGTAAACTTGTTCGCGTCTCGTTCCGATACATCTTTTAGCGCAATCTTCAAGCGAACGCCACAAAGATACTACTTTTTTATTAGCTTCTCTCCATTTTGACAATATTTGAGGTTTTTCCTCGTCTGTTAACGCTTTCTTAATATCCATTGTAGTAAGAGCATTAACACCGCCCCCATACCCCAATGCAAGCTCCGCAACCTTACCGCGCTGCCTTAAGTCGTCGCCCTTGTGTACCGGGACACCGAACATTTTAGAGGCCGAAGCGCAATAAATATCTGCTTTCGGGTCGTTAAATAAGTCTAAACGCCATTGCTCGTTAGCAACCCAGGCAATTACACGTGCCTCAATCGCCGAGAAGTCAGCTACAGCAAACGTGTACCCTTCGGGGGCGATAAACGCGGTACGTATAAGCTGCGATAGTATATGCGTAGGTTTGTCGTATATAACTTCCATCATATCCAAATCGTGCATTTTTGCGAGGTCTCTCGCCCCGTCAAGGTCTTCGATGTGGTTTTGCGGTAGGTTCTGTAGTTGAACCAAGCGCCCAGCCCAGCGCCCGGTACGGTTCGCGCCGTAGTAACGGAACAAACCTCTGATACGGTTGCCCCTCCCGGCGCTTGCAAGTATGGCGGTGTACTTGGCATTCGACGTTTTACCTATTTCCCTACGGAGGTCGATAACGTCTAACACTGCTTGCTTATCCTCGTCAGTAACGTTTTTAAGGCTCGCTACGGTCTTTATAACCTCCTCGATGCTATTCTTATTGAGTGAGTCAATAACCACGCCCGTACGCTCTTTAATGAAGCCCTTAAGCTGCGGCATGGACTTTAAGGAGCTTAACCCGAAAACCTTTTCGGCTCTTTCGGTTAGGCGTGCTTTATATTCTTCGTCCATATCCTGCGCGGCGTGTGCCAATTCAAGGTCAGCCAATATGCCATAATCGTTTATACGCTGGTCTGCTGCATAGATGCGTTGTTCTTCTTCCGGGAATTCAAACCGGGACAGCTTACCGAATATCTCCTTTTCTGAAAGCACATCATAACGTAGGTAATCGATGAACTCCTCCCAGTCCTCGGGGGCATGTTCCGGCAGATTGCGTGTGCGCCCTCCGTTTGTTTTGGTAGGTTTGCACGGAACAGAAAAGTAACGGATAAGATTTTTGCCCGTACCCTTCTTCTTATCGTCCAGGTTCAGAATATTGGATACCGCTTCCAATGATGCCGGCATGCCACAATACAATGACATGTTAGCCGTACAGAAAAAACGCATAGGGCTTATGTCAAACCCGTATTCACGCAAACATATACGTTCAAATGTAGCGTTGTGTGCTACTATTACAACGTCTTCGTTGTTCTTTACATACTCGAACAAATCGTAAAACTCGGTCAGCCCCCCGGGCTTTGTTAGGTCAATTATTGTAACGTCCGTATCGGTGTCCCACATGTAACCGCAAAGGAGTATTTCAAAATTCTCGTCCTCGCAGTATTTATAGTTACCAGCGCTTTTAATGTCCGTTTCGGAATACGTTTCAAAGTCAATAAACAGATGTCTCATAACTCATTGTTTTAATTGTTAATACTATTATAACGGCAAAGGTACGACAATGTTTTTAATAAACAAGAAGAAAGGCTACTAATCGCATTTATTTAACAATTAGTAGCCTTTCTAACTTAATCGGCAAAAATAGGTGAGTAGAAAATAAAGCCTCTTTTTTCGTTCAGAATAACGTATGTTTGCTGTGGCTCTTCGTATGCCAGCCCGTGCCCCATTGCGAACGCGTCGAAGCCCTTCAAAGAGCCGTTAACACAAACCTCTTTAGTATATACCATTTGGTGGTAATGCCCGATAAAGGCTTTATCAATCTTTATTGTTTGGTTCATCTTTGCGTACCACCTCATCATTGACGGGTAAATACCTCCGATGCCCCCAGCCGTGCGGAATTGATGCCCGTGTGCAAATAACACTTTCTTTCCGTACACGTCGATATAGGCAAATTCACTTTCCGGAATGATAAAGCTAAATTTGGTAAGCCCCATAAGTGTTAGGGTGTGTTCGATGCCCTTGTACATGAAATATTCATAATTCATCTCGAAACCGTTGCTAAATTGCATCTTTTTTGTAGTTCTTGAATGGTTTCCGCAAATACCGATGACAGTAATTTTGTTAACCTCGGGTAACTGGTCGTGCAGATACTTAAGCCCGGAAATAATTAGGTTCTTAACAAAGCTAACGCCTCGCATCGGAGACATGCTATTTGTTTGCTCAAGTTCGGGGTGGATGTAGCCGCCTATCATATCACCAATCAAACCAATAACCAAGTTGTCCACGGGCTTTTTCTTAATCATATAGGCAGCATTTGCAAAGAAATTAGTGATACGCTTTTCTGCGATATCTTTGTTATACTCGTTTTTGCCCAATACTGTAGAAGCTTTTACTACTTCGTCGGCGTGCCAGTCTGATGCAATAAGAAAACCAGTGTTTCCCTCGTCGAGTGATGTCTTTTTCTTCGGTGTGATGTGTACCAGTTCGACGGGCGGCGCGTCCTTCTTCAAACCGATAATACCCTTTAATTCTTCTTCGTTGTAATAGCTTTTAAGCTCCTCTATCAAGGGGTCTGCCTCAACTATAGGTTGCTGTACCCCTACCAATGCTTTGCCTTCACGAGCTGCCCAGTATGCCTTGTTGACCTTATTATACTTCTTCAACGGTTTACCCGTTACTTTTGAAATTCTAACACCTTCCGCGTTTACGTACGAATCGTATTTTCCCATTTTTGCTTTTTATTTTTGGGCGGCTGTTACACCGCCCAGTTATTAATCTGTTTAATTGAAATGTTAGTTGAATAAATCGTCGTTCTCGTCTACAAAGTCGAAATCGTCAATACTTATGCCGCCGTCCAGTCTTTCGTCGTCTCTCGTCTTCTGCACACCGTTCAAGCCTACACCGACACCGTATTTCCCGGTAAACTCATAGGGGTAAAATGATACGGCTACATTGCCCCAAGAACCGCTATAAACCTCGTTCGGGTCTGTGATGTACTGTTTCTTACCGTTAATTACGATAGGCGCGCCCTGCTTCTCTTTGCGCTTTGCGTTGATAAAGTAGCAACCTTGATACTCCGCGCCGTCTTTCTCGGCGTCCCCATCTCTTAACGGGTTAGTCCATACCTTTGGGTCCTTGCCGTTCAGCTTCGGATATCGCGCCTTAAGAGCTGAAAACTCGGCCTTGATAGCTGCCTTAATCTTTGGAACTTCCGGACTATCCTTCGGAATCAATAAGCATACACTGTAACTTGCTTCTCCTTGTCCGTTGACTTGTTGCGCTTCAAACAATCTAACATAACTCAATCTCACGTTTTTAATCATTGCTTTTGCCATAATAACTTTTTATTGTTTTTGCCCTCTAATCGGTTCGGGCGTTCCGTTTTTAATTTGATGTTGCAAAGATAACAAATAAATCAATAGGTTGTTTACTCTGTTAACCTTGTTTAACTTTAAAAGTTTTTGGAGCTATCGAAATAGCGTAATCTAAATCTTTTTGGTCTGCCCACCGTACGATATACTCTGGGTCTTTTTCGTTGTATGCCCTATAGTTACTCCCATGTAACGTTCTAATGGCTATAATCTCGGCAATGGTGAATTCCTTTAGTGTTACCAAAAGTTTTTGCATGTCTGTAGAGGTTCTTTCAAGTTCTTTTTTACTCCAGGTGCGGAATTGCTTTTTGTTCCAAAACTTTGTTCTTGCTTGAATCTCTTTCTCTGTTAAAATACCGTTGTTACTTTTCATATCGTTTTGTTTTTAAATTGATAATGCAAATATAACGCTTTATCTGATAGGTTGGTTCATTAACTTCTTTTATGAATTTAATTCCTCGAAGTCGTCAATAGTTGGGCTTAGCTCCTCGCGCTTATCGGTTTCCGGGGCTAAAGTTGGCAGCCCTTTCGGTTTGACTATCAGCCCGTCAAGTGTTGCAGCAAGCGGTTTTTTACCAACCAGGCGTTCAAGGTCTCCGATACCTTTCAATTTTCTGTTAGTTACGTCCTCGATAGATAACCCGATAGCCTTTAGCCGCTCTATGGCTGTTTCCGTGTCGTTTATGACACGTACAGACCTACCTTCTACAAGCTTCCACCCCTTGACCTTTTCGCCCCGTGTAGCGGCTTGCATTGCGAAAGTCTTAACCGATGCCAGCCAGTCGGTGAACATATCGGACTTGCTTAATATATCGCCTATTTCGTCAAGCGTTAACGCCTTGGTGTCCCCGTGGGTCTCGAACTCACTAACTAAAGCGTCTCTCTGTGCCCTACATTGTGCTTTGAACTTGCAGAACTTACAATGGTTACCTACTTTAATCACCCCTTGTCCTGCCCATGCCTTTTCGGCAGTGGGGCGAAGTACGTGTATAGCCCAGTGGGTCAAATCTCGTGCGGACATCTCAAATACAGAGTAATTGCCTAACCGTACTTGTGCAATGTGCATACGTACCTTTTCAATCTTGGAGCGGTGCGAGGGTTCTAAGGAATTAAGCACCCCGATAGCGTACATCATTAATTGGCTATTCCCATCGGCATCTACTTGTACACCCTTGCCATACTTTAGGTCAATGATGTTTAGAACTGTCTCGCCCACTATGTCGCAGTCACAGCTACCAAAACACTCGGGAACGTATGTTGTTAGGTCGAACTTCCGTTCTATACTCATTTTAGCGCCTTCCTCCAGTTCGTATATGTCGCACACATAACACACGTAATCCGTTACGTAGTGTTCCATCTCCGAACTGTAGTATTTGTTGTTGCGTATCTCGTCGGGTACGGGCAATTCTTCCAATAACGGTAGGTATTCCCCGGCTAAATACTTTTCTATGGCGTGCTCTGCTAACTCATGCGCTACAGTTCCTTCTTCCGCTGCCGCGCTGCTCGTGCTTTCGTACGGTTCCTCCAACCGTGCCGAGGGCGTGCAGTTAAGCCAGCGGTGTGAGCTGCTCGGGGAAAGCAGGGCATGCGCCCTACTTGTGTGGTCTATTTGTACTTTCATTCTTTTAATCGATATAGGTTTCAATACGTTGTTTCAATAGCTCGTACTTCTCGGGCTTGATACGCATAAGAGACGCGCCTCCGAACTCAAGCATGATGTCTGTTAATTGCGGACGGGTGATTTTCCCAGATTTCATTAAGTCAATCATGAACGCCTGCATGTCCTTTGCCGTTAGAGGCTCGTTTGAGGCTTTTTCCGGGGTTTTCTCCTCCTCGGTGGGAGCTTGTACGGGTTCGGGTTCAATCGTCGCTTGTGGGGCTTCCTTTACGGTCTTTGGCTTCACTTGCTTTTCAACCTTTACGGGCTTTTTCATTTCCTTCTTAACTTCGGCGATAGCTTCGGTAATCGTTTCTTGCTTCGGCTCTTCCTTCACTTCTTGGACGGGTGCCGCGGTCTGCGTGGGTTCGCTAAACGTCGGTACGCTTGTACTGGTTACGGGGCTTTCTGTAGGCGCTGCCATAGCCTTAAGGGGTGCGCTACCGAATAGATGGTTCATAAGTTCGTTTACAAATTCCACTTCCTGTGCGTTTGTAACGTCAAAATCGATTGTTAACGGTGTAATTTTCATTTTCTTTTCTTTTTATATGGTGAATAACTAATTTACGCTTCTTTGATTTGTTTGGCCTCCAAAATGGCTTGCGCAACTTTGACTATCGTCTCGTTGTAGAACTCCTCCCACTCGTCGCAGTTGATATACATGTCTTCAACATCTACGGGGAATTGGGCGCCGTCCAGCCTTTGAGAACAGTAAGAGAATATAAACCCCTCGAACGTTGGCATTTCCTGCACCGCGTCGATAACTTGGTATTTGTTCTTTCTCGCTCTCGCCTGCAAATGCTTTTTCACTTCATCGATAATAAACTTTTGCTCTTCCATAACTTTATCTTTTTAATCGTTTATTTCCAATTTAATGTCTTGGTGACCTCCTGCCATCCGGGAAACCCTTGTTTCCTTTTGACATTGCAAATATACGGCAAATACTAATAGGTTGTATCTCTTTTTGTGCTAATAAATATTAATCAAAAGTGAAAAGATGTAAAGAAACAGTCGGTGTGAGCTAAAGTGTTATTTATCAGTGTTTTATTTTACACATACACAGACACACACATGTTTTCATAAACTTTTATTTCGGATATTGTGGTTTTTACAGTCCGTTTTGTAGTGGTAAATGCTATTTTCCCCAGAATAATGTTTTAACCCCTTTTTACTGTGTAGTCTGTGTAAATAGAGATAAGTAGCTAATATAGAGATGGTTATTTTACACAGAGACTTACACAGACTCACTTTTTGTCTGTGTAAGCTGTGGTTAACGAATGTAAACGAAAAATGGAGAACTGTTAACAGCCCTCCATTTCCTAATTATTTTAGCTTCACCGCTATGTCTATATCTATCTTTGATTTGGGGTTTTTGTTCGATATGTCGTGTTCTATAGCCTTGACCCCCCATCTGAAAAACAAGAATCTTTTCTTCCGGACTGTGATAACACCCGTTATCGTGTCCCTGCCTTGGTAGCTTAATTCCGTACTGTCTTGCTTAACCCTTGCTTGTATTGTGTTCCATGCGTCCCGGTATTCCGCTATAAGTTCCCCGGCTACGGTATCGGTACGCACAACCTCCTTTATTACTGTCTTGGTAACGGTGCGGGTTGCAGAAAGCACGTCCTTCACCCGGACCTTAAGCGCGTCCACCTCTTTATATAGGTCTGCGTTCGTCTTCTTTAGCTCCTTGTGCGACATCTCTAAGGCTTTACGCTTCACTGCCGCATCTCCGAGCTTGGTCTTGTACTCTATCTGCACGTCGTTCATTGCCTCAACGTTACGTTCTAAACGTCCTATTTCGGCTCTTTGCTTCCTTATGGTGTCTACCATCTTGGTTATAGCACCAAACAGCACCATAAGGATGGCAAAGCCTACAATTATCTTTTGCAGCTTATTCATAGCGTATCGCATTAATACGGTTCATCCAGCCTTTACGGTATTTCTCGTTTTTGGGTCTCGCCTTGCATATTTCATCGATGAACTTTGCCCTATCGTCTTTAATCATTTTAAAGAGCGTAGCCGCGTCCATAGCGTTAACGGCTGCAATGGTCTGCCTACCTACAATACCGTCCGCCTTGACGCCCAAAAGACGTTGTGGGCGCTTTATACCGTGTGACCCAGAAGCCCAAACCCAATCAACTAAGATATTGGCTACCGATTGGTTTTTAATCTCATCGGCTTTCCATCTATCCCAATACAAGGACTTGAAAACGTCGTGCCATTCGGCATCAGATATGTTTTTCAAGTCATCAACGGTTGGGGCGCTTAACCCCTTTTTCCTTCTATACTCGGTAAACGTACCTATTGTTATACCTTTATTGGTTGCCCCTCCTAAATCGTCGGGGTCGTTAACAAAACCGCCTTCCCACTGAAGGATAAACGGTACAAGTTTACTGCTATTCGCCATCTTCTTTCTCCTTTTCTTCTAAGGGTATTTCAAATCCGCCATCCTTAATCTTTTTCTTAAGTTGGAAATACTTGCTATTTGTTATGCTGTTTAACACCTTCACAAATTCATTTCCGGGCTGCAATACCCTAAGGTTTCTTGTTATGTTACGCGCATATATAATAAGGAATATACCTGTGAGCACCTTAACTAAAAGCTTGTAATCTATCCCAGGCTCCAACATATTACATGTTAGTGCTACAAAGAATAGAATTGCATTGGTTAAAAACAGCTCCTTAACCGCCTGCATGGTCTTTTTGTGCTTATAGGGCTTTCCTTTCGCCCTGTCTGCCAAATAACCTACCAGCCAGTTCAACGCGGTAACGATAACCACTAAAAATATAAAGTCCCGTATACCCGTAACTACTGCAAGAACGGTCACAGCAAAAAACGTACGGAAATAGGTCTCTAATTGTTCTATCACTTGATTAACCCTATGCGGGTGTTCGATACTGTACATGCCTTTATAAACCCGTCCGCCTTCATTTGGCAAATCAACGGTTCTATAAAAAGGTCTGCTTTGCCCCGTTCGGCCTCAAATCTTTTAACCTTGCTTGTATCGGGAACGACTACCGAGCCGCCATAGGTCTGAATCTTCATACCCGTGCTCGTACTGTTTTGGTCTGCTATCTGTAGATACCGCGCGAACGCGTAATAACAGATAACCTTTTCAAGTCCTGCGAAGTTAGACCCGTCCGGGATATATTGCCCCGGAACGGCCTCATACATGCTGCCAATCTGAGGCATTATATCGAGTAGGTCTGCCTCGAAGAACGCTTTCTCTATTTTATTGTCCTTGACGTCCGTTGCTATCTCAAACAACTGGCGGAACAACGCTATTGGGTATGCCATCTTCTTCCTCAAATTTATTGTTAATTTCTGTAACTGACGGGTCAACCCCGAACACTTGGTATAACTCGCGCGAAATGCGCTGACGTATCTTTTGCAAGCTATTGCGATAGACCTTTTGCAGCTCCCTTATAACCTCGCCCGAAGCGTTAGAATAAGTCATCAGCGAGCTATCAATAAGGGGTAACGGAATGTTATATGCCGCTATCGCGATATCCTTTCTTAAGGGTTCTACGTAAGCCTTGTAAAGCTCCCTATCTATAGGGCTGCCTAACTGGTCTACCTTGATAAACGGTTTGTCCGTGGCTACGTTTTCATCCCTTACAGTAAGAACTGAGCCAGCGTTCTCGCTTCCCATCATATCTGCCAGTGTATCGCGAAATTCCTGCTGCGCCTGCTCGGTCTCGAAATCACCGTGCGACACGATACTACACATGTGGAAGCCCCTGCCCAAAGTACGGTTAACGTATTTGCCGTTCTTGTCCTCCGCGCCCATCTCGTTACGTACCGAATGGAACGTGCTAAGGGGATACGGGCGCGTTGTTCCAAGGTTCACATATAGTAGCTGCCCCTTATGGTTTTCAATACCGCCGCACTCCTCAACCTCCGATGCGAAATTTTCCGGGTCAAAGGTAGGATATACCGTTGAGTTCTGCGCGCTGCTCGTTGCCTTGACGTTCTGTCTATCCCAGTTATTGAAAACGCGCCATCTCTTTATGGCTGGGTCTTTCAAATAGTTGTCGTTCATCTCGGCACGGACATACTCAAACGGAACGTTGTACACGTTTCGGGGCTTGTAGCCTTCGGGTGTCAACCCATACTGTACTATCCAAGCCCAGCCCCTAAAACGTGCAACATCGTTTGCCGTAGCCTCTAAAACGTCGTTCATGTTACATCCGTTCCCGTTTGTTATTGTCGCGAAATCTTCGTTTTTGAAGCCCTCGCAAATAATGTTCTCGGTCATTTTCTCGACCGCGGCGGTGGCTGTCTTGGAAGCGTATATAAGCTCGGCTATTTCTTGCGGATATAAGTTGCCATCTCCGTAGTTAATAATCTTATCGCCCGTATTAGCGGACAACTTAAGCGCCTTTTCGACAACAAGCGCGAAACGTCTGTAACCTATCATATCTAAACCTCCTCTTTATTGATTTCTACGAAGCATTCCGCATAAGCTGGGTTTTCACGCATAAGCCGTTCCGCGATTTCGTCTGTCATGTTCGCGCTCTTATACACGACACCATCGACGTAATGCACGATACGCGCCCCGGGCTTCATTGCCCACCTGTAAACTACCTTTGTCAGATACTTCGTTTCATACCACAAAGATAAATATTCCATATCCACGTGGCAATTCGGGTCAAGTTTTAGACCTGTCATCGCAAAATACGCGTCCAACTTCTCCTGTAATGTTGCAACCTTCGGTTCAACAACAACGGGTGCAGTGCTTTCGCCCTGCCCCGTGGTATTTGTTTTTTCTTCTGCCATTTTCTTTTTGATTTATTATTCTGCTGGTGTAGATAATGCGCTGTACGATTCCCGTGTCAAATAGTGGATAGTGGTACCTACTTGCCAATCTTCAACGCCAAACGTGTATGTTACGCGTTCGCTCGCGCTTGAATCACCGGAAATCTCGGTACAAACCAGGGGCGAACCCAAACCATAGACGCGTATCGCATCGCCGTGGTCTACAACAAAAACAAGCTCCGCTCTCTCCAGGATACCGACAGCGCCCATAGGCGTGGGGTTACTCACCATAGAGGGTTTACCCGAAAATGATTTAAACGTAATTGCTACATCATACGCGCCCGGTATAATGTCCTGCGACTTCAAGCCGACCGTAACAACCAGGGAGTTGTTAACTGTGGTAACGTCGTAGCCCTGCGCCCCAGATACCCTCGTTATGATGGCAGAGCCTGCGGAAGAAACCGTGTAGCTCGCAATATCCGAAGCGTTTAGAACCTTTGCCGATACGGGTCTGCCTAAGTCTGACCAAGCAGGAGAGCCGCACTGCATAGCCAAGCTGGATACAATTTTTCCAATACATGCCATATTATTTTTTCCTTTCTTTTTAGTTAATTACTATCCTACTGCTGCCGCATATAACGATTGATACAAGGTATCGGACATTACTAATGTGTCCTCGCCTATCACGTTTTCGGGAGTGCTCAACACCGTGGTATTCCAAGACCCGTTATCGTGCGAGTTCATATCCGAAGAAGTCGCGGAAAGACCGTAATACAGCCCATAAACCATGCGCGCTGAGGTGATTGAGGGCGCTGTAATAACTACAAAAGAACCATTAGTGAAAGCATTCATAGTATAACGCCACGCGGTATTAGGCGCACCAGTGTACACAATTGTAGCAGAATGCGAAAACGCATTAGGCGCGCCATCATTAACCTTTAGGGCGCTTGACACGACTAAAGAACGTTTAACTGTATCAATCTTAAACGCGGTCGCCCCTGGGTTTAATGTAAGAGCCGAAACGAGAAACGTCCCGGCGTCTACCGTAAAACTCGCTATATCCGCTTTATTTATAATCAACGCGCTAACTAAACCAGTCGCGCCACTGTCGCAATCATAAGCAATTGCGTTTGCCAGTTTTGTAATACATGCCATAATTAAACTGCTTTAGAAATTATTGTATTTGCCACTGCCTCTGCGATAATTCTTGCCTGGTTTCCTGCTGACCCTTCCGGGGAAGCCAAGGTAATTGTAACCATCTTAGCATTAGCGTTAGAATCAAAGTCAGCCGACGAGCATTCAAGGGGTGATGTATCGCCAAGCACCGTTATATCGTTGTCGTTGAACCTAACAAGAACGTAGAATTTGCCCGTAGCCACCGAATTAATGAACGCGCGCGTACGGAAGAAATACGGTATTTTGAATGTTACCGAAGTGTCTACACGCGCCGAGGCATCTGTAGTTTTTAGAGAGGCTGTCACTTGTATGTTTTGCTTATACCCCTCTATCTTGTACGACTTTGCTCCCTCCGCAAATACCGCTGTCAATATTTCCGACGTAGGGCCATACGTAAAGTTAACGTCTTCCGTGTGCATTAGGTAGATGTCTTTAACACCGACCCGCGGAATCGTACACCCTACGTCGATACCGGAAGCAAGCTTGTTTAAACAAATTTTTCCCATATTGTTATAAATGAAAAAGGGGCTGGGTTAATATCCCAACCCCTTTTGTTGTTAATACTAATTTTCATTGCACAGACGCGTGTAACCACATTTGCATCTTCTCGGGCGCTACCAGCATGGCATCAGCCGCGAACAATGTTTGCGAGTAGTAGTTACGAGTTTTTGCGTCCTGGATGAAAGGCGCAATGTTAGTAGAACTACCTTCCAAGGCAATCTGAATGTTGTCCTTCGGCGTGAATACTACGAAAGCATCCGTATTACCGTCAACCAAGGCAGCGTTAGACACGTGGCGAAGTTCGTTAATCTTGTACCCCTCGAAGAAGTAAACGGGTCTGCCGTCTACGATATCAGACTGTGCAGCGCTATTGTCTCTATCCTGCAAAATGTTCTTGTAAAGGCGCATAACGTTAGACGTTACGAAGAACTCCGAGGTATCAAGTGTATCGGGGCGCTGTGCGTCGATAGCTCCACGGAGTGCAGCAAGAACGCCTGCTGTGTCGAGCGTCAGAACGTTTTCGGTCTCTCCGCTATCTTTAAACTGTTTGATGATACCACCGCGCGTAAAGATGCCGTAGCCCGTAGCCTCTGTCTTAACGTCTCCATCCAACCAAGCGAGACGCAGCAAGTCAGCTTCCAACACCTTCAATACTTCGGACTGAATGAAACCAGCCAAATCGGTTGCGGAAAAATCGTCCTCAAGGTTAATACCGCGGGCCACCATTTTGCCCCACAAAGACTGCAAACAGATTTCGATAGGCAGTTCGATAGGTGCGTGTGTGTAATACTTAACCTTGTCGGTTACTTTATCGTAGAAGTATTCGCCACCGCAACCTGCTGATTTGCGCAGCGCCTTGTCGGCAGCTGTAAGGGAAACAACGGGCGTGTTGTTAGCGATACCGTTAAGAACGGTAATACCGTTAGAAATCTCACCAGCCAAACCGACGGTCAAAGAGATAACTTCGTTCAAACTGTTAATATTCAGTTTGTTAAGGTCTGTAAATGTAAATGCCATAATTTCTTAATTTTTGATTTGTTATTTTTTGTAGAATCTCTTTGCTGCTTCGGCTACTGCGTCTCTGCTAAGAGCTGTTTCTTTCTTCTTGTCCTTCGGGATGCTCACCGGAGGGACACCGGGTTTCGCTGTTGCACGGCTAAACTGCGCGGTCATCGCTGCCATTGACGCTGTAAGCGTTGCGATAGATGTTTCAAGCGCTGCGATGCGGTTTGCGAATTCTTCGGGTACGGCTGCCGATTCGGGTTTTTTCTCGGGTTCTTCTGCCTCAAAGGGCTTAACCTCGGTAATTACACCGTTTTCGATAGTGATAACCAAAATACCTTCCTCGACTTGAATTTGTACTTCGCCATCTGGGTGAACGTTGCCTTCGCTATCAAAGACCTTATCACCGATGGCCATCACCTCACCAGCCGCCTCGATAGTAATGCTATTACCATCCACGGTTTCTACTGTTTCCGTTGCAAACTGCGTCTTCTGAAACAAGTTTGCAAACGAGCTGAAAAATTTGTTCATTTTTTTCTCTGTTTTATTGTTATTAAAAAGGCTTTTCGTGGCGGCTGGAAGCCCCACTAAATCACATGAATACAATTCCACAAACTCGGTAACGTCAAGAATACCGTCATTCAATTCTACCGAATTGTAACCAACTACAGAAACACCCAACATATCGGGTTCTTTTTCAATCATGGTTGCGATAAACTTCGCCTCGTTGGGGTAGGCTGTTTCAAGTGCTTCGGACATCTCGAAATCGGCAAAAGCCGCGCCATTCTCGTAAACGAAGTTCGTAAACTTTCCTAAATATCCGTCCAACATATCTGCCCCGTTGTGGGTGCGCCTGCAATGAACGGGCTTAAGGTTTCCGAGCGCTACAACGCTTTTAACTGCCGCGTCCGTAATCGAAAGGGGGTATTCCCCACCTTCGTACATCCCAAAGTTGGTCGTTAACCCGGCTTGAATAATCCTAAGCTTTTTAAATTTCATAAAAATTGTTTTTGCTGTAACACGTGCAAAGATAGCGCCTTTTGTCGTATGCACCACCTCTGCACGAGTTGATTAATTTTAGAAAGCTGCCAGCCCTTGAACTACCGAAACGTCGTTCTGTCCGCTGTTGATGTCCTGCACCGATACAACGGGGTTAGGCATGCTCATAACTGCGTCGATAACTATTCCAGCAAGTTGGTTAATACTTTCGCTTGATAACTTCATGCTCTCCGCTTGCTTCACTACGCGGTTTGCCTCGTAAAGCCCGGAAACCATACCGCCATCGGCGAATTTGTAAAGCCCCGATGTACCGAACGAATTACCCCCGTGTGCTTCATTGAGCGCTGATAGTGCATTAATCTCGGCGCTCGCTGTCTTCTTCATGATGTAGACGTTTTCGCCGCCTTCCGCCTCGAACACTTGCCCGTTATCGCCCCAGAACGTAACGCCGCCTTGTGCATGGGAGCGCCCATATATCATACCGCCCTTTGCATACTTCTTGACCGATGTGTTAATTTTCGTATCGGGGTCTTTCTGTTTCGCAATCGTAGCGACTTGTTTCATACCGAATGCGATAACAACTGCGGCTTGTGCGATACCGCGAATACCCCCAGTAGCAAGAGCTTTTGTTGCGCCTAAGTAAGTATTTATTGTAGCTTGAACAACCGCAAACGCCTTACCAATAGCATTTTGTTCCCCTAACAGTGTTGACATTTGTCCTGCAAGTCCTGCGGTCATTGTCAGCTCTGCGTTAACGCGCGCCCTGGTGTTCTCCTCCTTTGCCTTCTCGTATTTGGACTGTATCAACGCGGTGTCCGCGCCTATCTTCTCGGCTGCTGCAATCTCCTGCGCATATTGCGCGTCAAGTTGCGCTTGCCTTAGGTCGTACTCGTTTGTTATTTCTGCCATCTTAAGTTCGTGCAGGTTCGCCGCGTCCATCGCTTCGCGCTCCCTCATTAAAGCGTCTTGTTCCTCTTTACGTTGCATCTCCAACTGCTGTATGCCCAAATTAAATTCGGCTTCCTTGTTGGCGTATTCTTGCTGCGTAATGAGACCTTGTTCTAACCTGTACTTTTCAAGTTTTAAACTTTCCTCGACGTATGCCTTTTCGTTTTCTAACTTTGTTCCGATTGTATCGTTTTCCAGTTCTTTAGCTTGCATCGAAAGGTTAAGAGCCGTTAACGCTGTTTCCATCTGCTTTATTGTCTCAGCCTGTAATGCACGTTTTTGGTTCTCCGCGTCCTGCGCTGCCTTTATTGCGGCTTGTGCTTTGGCGCTCTCTGCTGCCTTGTAAGCTGCTGCATTAGCTGCTATCTGCTCCTTTACAATGCCGCTCGCTTGGTTTTCCAACTCTTTACGCTGTGCGATGTATTCGGCTTGCTTGCTTTGTAGGTCTGCGAGCGCTTGCATCTCTGCGCGCCGGTCTTCCTTACTGGTGTAACTCAATTCGTTTTGCGCCTTTATCTGCTCATACTTCTGTTTCAATACGCCAACCTCGGCTGCCTCCATCTGCTTAAGGATAGCAATACCCTTTTGCGCGGCTGCGTTTCGTTCTTCTGTGGTCTTTAGCGCGTCGCCTACAAAGGTACGTTGCGCTTCCAGCTCTCTCCGCATCGCTGATAATGTTACGAGGTTGTTTGTTTCCGCCTCATATATTGCAAGTTCTTGCTTGGTGAGCGCTTTTGCCGCGTTCGCTGCCTTAGTGGTCTCCTCGGTAATCAGACCGATAGACGAAAGCAAGTTTACAACCTTTTCACTCACCCACTCGAAAGCTTTTGCGACACCGCTCAGCATGTTGGTGATGCCGTCGAGTATCCGGGAGAAGATAACCTCAAACGGAGCGAATGCTGCCTTTAGATTTGCGGCCATCTCGCTATTACGTTTCATCAGTTTTTCAACCGTGGATATGAGAACCAGTATAACCGACACGATAGCAAGTATAGGGTTAGCTTTCAACGTAGCATTAAACACCTTTAGGATGTTCACACCACCCGATAGAGACGTAGCCATAGCCGCCGTAGCCCCGGAAAGCCCCTGCGTGCTTGACATCGCCTCCTGGATGCTCTCCGCATAGTTACCTACGTTCCTACGGTTATCGCCTACCGCTTTTTCCATGTCCTTAAGCCTGTCGCTTATCTCCTTCGTTTCGGTCACGAGCTTCTGCCCCTCCTCGGTGTTGTTGCGCGTTGCCGCACTCATCGCGTTTAGCTCCTTGGTGTTCTTTGCCAACTGGGCACGGAGCGCGTCTACGCTATCCTCTTGGCTGTTTAAGAGCGTCGTGTTCGTCTTTATCTCGCGGTTGTTATCGGAAATTGAGGCGTTGACGTCCAACAACTGCTTTTTCAATTCGATTTGAGCCTTTGTCGCATCGCCTACCGCCTTTTTATACTCGTCTTGTCCGATTGTCCCAGCCTTGTACGCCTTGCCTGCCTCGTCCAACTGCTTCTTTTCGTCCTTAAGTGCTGCCATTAGCTGGCTCTTTGTTTCTGCCAGTTCGACGGACTTTGCTATAAGAGCGTCCAGCCCGTCAAGAGCGGAAGACGTATCAAATGAGAGGTCGAGTAGAGTAACTTTTTCTGTTGCCATAATCCAAATTATTAATTTTTAACTGCGATTAACGTAACGTTCGCATTTCCTGTTGATGGGTCCCAATTACTTAAGGTCCTAAGGTAGAACCAGTGGTTAAGCTCACCTACGAAATAAAGCGCGTCAGACTTCATTTTATGCATATCGAAATATGATAGGTTCATTTTAGCCGTTACCTGCCAACCGGGGGAGAAACGGTCGTAATGCCCTGCTATCGTAGCGCGATAACCGCTCGCACGGTTGAAATAGTTATCTGGTACGTACGAGCCTGCCAACCTAATCATAGAGGCGTACGGTCTTTGCGCACCGGGATTTACTGGGAACGCGCTCTCGCCTACTGTCTCCTGCGTAGATATAGCCCCACCGTAACCGCCTACCGTCTGTTTGATTGAGCCTACCTGCACCGCGTACGTTCTCGCAGCGCCCGCGGCTTCTGCAACCTTTATGCTTGATTTGTCAATTTTCCCCGTCCAGTCAACCCGGTACGTAGAAATAGTAGACGGGTTGATAAACGGTTTCAGTGTCAATGCAAACGGTTTGGACTTAAATTCATACGTCCAACAGAACGCTTTGCAGAATGCCTGCACAATCTCGAAAGGCGTATCTATTCCCATTGTTTCCACCAAGTCCCATGCATAGGTAGGGGCTGTGACCGAATTAATCTTGAACGATATGAAATACGCTTCCGTATTCGGCACCGTAGTAATCGGCGTTCCCGAATATACCATAGACGAGGCGGAGGTAGTGAAACCAAAGTTCAAATCGTGTGTCGGTCTTGGCGTAACCAAACATGATGTAGAACTCGGGCTTACCGGGCTGTACTTGTAGTTGCCATCGGGTCTTATCGCACCACGTGCAAACGCCAAAGCGAATGTACCGCCGTTGCTTCTAAGATAAACCGTAGCAGGAGCAGAAGGCGGAAGGACAATAAACGAATCGTCGGTAAACCTTAAATCGAACTCCGAACCAGTCATGTAGGTAAAACACGTGGCTACTTCGTTGGTTTCCGCTATCATGTAGTTAGCGGCATATACCGAGCCGTCCAATCCGTCGTGAGCGCCTTTAAAAACCAATTGGCTTTCCGCGTCCTTATAGTCACCTGCCTTTTTAGTGACCCGGTCTGCGATGTATGACATAAGCAAGGGCGTTGACCCGTTCGCCGCATATATCGTGGGTATGGTAACGTTGTTTGGGTACGCGTAATTAAGGCTATCTATATACGTCGAAAACTGATATGCTGGTGTTTCCAATTTAGGTATGGCAACCACCGGGGCGCGCAAGGTCGAAAGCTTCGATATGTTCTCTATCAGTTCGAGGCTATAACCGTCCTCATCTGCCGTTACACGTACACGGAACAAACCACTACCGAACGGAATATTGAAGCCCCCAAAATACAATTCTGCACGGTACGGAGCCGTTCTTATGAACTTCCCCGGGAAACGCTCGGAACGGAATACCCGGTCATTCACTTCTGAACGGGGAACGTTGATTGTCCCGGAGTAACTAACCGTTTGCTCCGTGAATTTTAGGGGGTCGGGGTTGTTGATAGTCAGTTTTACCGAGTTCGCGGAAACACCGTCTATCGCTACGCCATCAATTCGTATTGTTAAATCCATATTGTTAAGGTTCTATAATTTCAAACTTGCATTTAAACGCGACTACCCGTCCCGTCGCACCGCCTTGTATGTTCAGAGCGTTTGGGTTCTGTATTGTAACGCGTGCCCACTGGTTAGTAGCTAAAGGGAATACCCCAGCAACCTCGCCCGAACGTGAAAGCCAGTATAGCGCGTTTTGGTTATCGTCCGTTACTACTACGTTTACGGTGACATCGTAGGACAACACACGGTTGCCGCCCGAGAAGTTAACCAAGTAAGTAGGCACAATGCGGTATTGGTCAAAATACATCGTATCGTAGGCGCCTTTGCTGTTAAGCCAGCGGAGTGTTACCCGCTTATTGGGGTCGGGGCAGTACGGGTATTTACGTTCAAAACGTGCGTAGCCCCATACGTTGGCATCGTTTGCGGTTCTGAACTCTCTAAAGGGCAGATTTGCCCCATCTATTCGGTCGGTGTTTGCCCATATCGCGGATGCGCCCGTACCGTTAACTCTAACCCGTAGTCTACCGTCCGAATTCGCTGTAAACTGCCCGTATCGCAAGGCAAAGTTAAACGGTTTACCCGTTAACGGACTATCGAGAAATGCCGAGCAATTAAAGTCCACTTGGTTAAACAACCCGTTGCCGTAATCGGATAGGTTGCGATTGCCTGCCGACGTAACAAACCGTCCGCCCATTATAGGGGCGTGTATAACGCGTATCGCGATAGATTTCAGTGTATCCTCCACGTATTGTATTGACACACTATCCACGAAGTCGGTAAAGCCGAGACCTGCGTTAATGCTCTCCGTTATGCTCGGCGTAGCGGCCGCAATCATCGACATATCCAATACCGCGCCCTCGTATGGGATAACGGTAGCCGTTGCCTTCTGTGCTCCGTTGCGCGAAATGATAAGGGCTATACTGGTAACCGAACTGACCTGCTCCAATCGTATAGGGCGATAGATACCTGCGCCTATGCCGGTTAGCCACAATGTGCCCGCTGCTGTTGCTGTCTCGTTGTTTAATAGATTTCTTATTATCATTGCTTTTTAGTTAAAATGGTTAATATCTCTGCCCTTATTATCCGGGACACCTCTACTGTGATACGTTGCACCATCTCGGGGGTTAGTATCTTACTTGCTACGCCTCCTTCGTTGTGCTCGTTGGGTATTTTAATACCGTCGCGTTTGATAACGTATGCTATCGCGTAGGCGGCTTCCTCGGGTATGTCCGTGCCGGCGTTCGCGTTCTTGTCTTTTATCCATTGCTTAATGGCAGAAACGGGTGGGAAGCTACCAGCCGCCCTCCCGTCTTCCATCTGATAGATGTATGCCGGGCTTTCTATCTTAACGCCGCCTGCATACTCTATCACCTCTGTTTCTCTATCGAAGCGACCCGAAGCGTTAAGCCTCATGCGATAGTAGTTAGCTACTATCTCGTCGCGTATCTGCCTAACTAATTGGGTAACTTCCTTGTTCATAGTTAAATATACTTAAACCAGCTAAAATGTTTCCTTGTCTTTGGGTAGTCTACGTCGTGCTCGTTGCCGTATGCCTCCCTCTCAAAACTCATACGGTCATATGGCTTGTCGTTCGGGTCACAAGGTTTCTTCTCGAAGCTCCAACCGAAAAAGCGAATGACGTATTCAATACCATACCACAAGTAAAACGGCACATACAGCATTTCGCGCATCTGCATCGTGTGAATGTGCTCGTGTCTTAACGTCTTTTCACTAATAACCGCGTTACCACGTACGAAGAGAACGCCGAAAAGGTTAATAGCCTTGAAGCCCTTAACCGGGATAAATTTGTTTCTGATGATTTTCATGTTCTTTTGTTTTTAAACAGTGCACAAAAGTACGAAGTAAACCATCAGAAAACAAACTGTATCAAGTTCACGCCCCGTACTTGTAAGCGTCGAACGTTGCCTCCCACCCCGATTTGATAGTATCGTACTGGTTCTGTACTTTGGCGATACGGAGCGAGCCAATCTCGTAGCCGCATATGAAGCTCTTGAGCATCTCATGCAAAAGCAGGTCTGTGCGTATCAGTGTTGCTATCTCTACTGCATCGTCGCGCATATAAGCCGAGGTACCCATGCAGCGAATGACAACCGTGTAGGCGCTGCTGTTAGGTACGTTCGTGTCCGTATAGTTTCCAGTCGTTACGTCAAGCGTAAAGAAGTCGTCACTCAATTCGTTTGCCGCTACGTTCTGTACTGCGGTATCTCCGAATATCAGCGTTTTGCCCAGTGCTGTAGCCCGGGCGCTCGCTGTGTTAATTATTGTTTCAAAAGTCATACCTATCTGTTTTTCATTTGTTGTTTCTTCATTTCTCGCTTCTCCTTCTCTATCTCGTCGTTACGTTTGGCGATAGCCAGCATAGCGTCCGAGTAGTTGATTTGCTTTGCGTCCTCAAAGCTACAGTGGAATAGCTCGGCGGTAATCTGCACAAGTCCGAGTAGGTTCTTTGCTTGTTTAATCGTCTCGTCACCCGTCAACGCACTTTCGCCCGTCTGCTTCATATTCTGAAACACGATTTGCTCGAGACCGTCGGCAATCTCCATCTGTGACACTATGAACTTGTCAAGCTTCGCGGCATCGAGAATGGTCTCGGCTTCGTAGTTGTCATCAGTCCACGCCTTAATACGTCCGTTTGCGTCCTCTGCACGGCGCGTCTCAAGCATAGACCATAGAGTTATACCCTCAACGTCTCTAAGCCTGTACACGGCTTTCCCATTGCGCGTAGCGACTTGTGATGGCCTACAGTACTTAATCATATCCTTTAGCAACTTCTCCTCGTCCTTGGTAATTCGGACTGTTCCGTTTGCCGGTAGGTTAGCCACTCTTAATAAAACCTTTCGGTTGTTAATCGCTGTTATGCGATAAATCCACTTCAAAATAAACTCTTTCATTATTTGGGTCTGTATTTACGTATCAAGAAGTCCACACCGTAACGGAGCGCGTCGAGTGCGTGGTTCCACGCGTCTATAGCCTCGTTGGTGTATGTGTCCGATACTTCGTCCTTAATCCATTTGTAGTTATCCAACTCGTCAAGCAGCTTAACGGAACGCTTTGTTACGTGCAACTTGAACTGCTTCACTTGCGCAATGCCAGCGGCAACAGAGCCGCGCCCCTTGACGCACGGTATCGCCTTGATACGCTTTTGCTGTAGCTCCACGATACTCTTTTGCTCTGCACTGTCGCACACCGTTATCACGCGGTTAAGCGCATTAGCGTTCAAGTAGTCCGCTATATGGCTGTTAAGCAAGCCTTGTTCATAGCAAAGTAGGTCTACGTATAAGTCCCAGCCCTCCATACGTATGTCGACAATCGCGGTAGGGTCATTCACGAACCCGAAGTCAAGACCGAGACACCTGCCCGTGAAGGTTTCCGGCATATCGTCTATAACTTCGTACTCGGGGTAAACGTTACCCTCCACACCGCCCGTCAAGCCCTCACCGTACACGCGCCACCAGTTGGCATCGTCCTTGTTCTTCTCGATGGCTGCGACTTGCTCGGGGGTCAAATACGGGTTATCCTTGTACGTCGAATGTATCGTAACGTATCGGTCGCCTACGAACTCGGTTTCACCCCAAAACTTCCGTACCGGGTTATAGTCGATAATAACTTTCTTCCTTGTTCTGATATCAAGCTGCCTAAAGATTTCACGCGGTATGCTTTGCGCCTCGTTGACGTAGAGTATATCACGTGCAGGACCGTGCACCTTCCCGGCGTTATCGCACGAGAAGAACTCTATTATTGTGCCGTTCGGGTATTCGTAGGTGCTTTCCGTTTTATTAAACTTGTTCTCGTCCCAATACCCCTCGGCTGCAACCATGGCTTTAAAGTCACGGAGCATACCACGTTTCACCATTGGGAACGTAGCTGCCACACACGAGATAACGAGCGGTTGCGGATTGTTGAGCGCCAGTAGGTGCAACATCTGTAGGGTTGCCCATGTCTTGCCGCTACGTGTACCGCCTTTAGAAGCCACTCCGCGAATCTTGGGGTCCACGAAAGCCGCCAGTAACTTTTCAAAAGTAAATGTAACGTTCATGCTCTAAATGCCTCCTAACTTTTGTAGGTTCTTCACCGCATCCTCGGAAAGTACGTTAACCTGCATAGCCTTCGTACCTGCCTCCTTACCGTTGCTTGTAACGTCCTTAAGGTCTCGCAGTCCTCTAAGCTTCGCCATGTAGTTGGCATCAACCACACCAGCAAGCGCGCTCTCGTCCATATCGGTTGCGATGAGTTCGGCGATAAGGGCGTACCCGGTCAATAGGTTGGCCGCGTCTTCGTTTCCATCTTCTGCCAGCTTTTCAAGCCGTGCGCCGTTCTTCTTGAACGCTTGCAAAGTCCACCCGATAAAAAGACAAAAGCCTCCAAGCGATGGCGCGCGTTTCTTCTCTATAGGTACCTTTTGCCCTGCCGCGTTCCCGCCCTTTAGGACTTCATAAGTAATGAACGGGTTCCGCTCGCAGAAGTTCATGTACTCCGCTACGTAATCTACGCACTCCTCGACGGTAGACAACGTAGCGCCTTTGCAGCCGCGCGTCTGCACGACCTCATAAAGTTCTTTGCATTTCTTCAAATCGTCTTTAGGGGCTGGGGCTTTGCCCGTCGCTTGTCCCTTGGTAATTGCCGCTTTCGTATCGGGGGCGGCTTCCTTCTTTTTTCTTCCTGCCATAGTTGTTAGTTGGTATTAAGGTATCGCACGTGTACGTGCACGGTCTCTTAAAGAGATGCGCGAGTAGTATTCGGACGATACCTCGCAGTTCGTATCAACTGCTTTGGTTATTTTCAATCACGGCACAAAGGTAGGCAACAAATCGCACCAGACCAACCTACGGTCAGTTAGGCCTTTTCTACAAATAAAGTTTACAAATGAATTATATTTACATGGTTTTGGGCGTGAACACATTAACTTCCTATCTCACTGAACGTTACAAGCACTTACACAGATACACGCTTTTTTTTCTAAACTTTAATATAGAAAATAGTATATTTTATACCCTCCAAAATACACTTTTCTCCAAAATAATGTTTTAACCCCCTTTTATCTGTGTATCTGTGTAATTACATATAATATATTATAATATAAGGAGTTAGAGTGTACAAAAAACGACACAGTAGCGATTTTTTACTGTGTAACTGTGGTTAAATTCTGTTAATTTTTGAGGCTCTTTTTTCTGTTTATAAACAAAAGCCCAAATCTGACATTTTGTAATCAGATTCGGGCTTTTTGCTATCATTCGACTCGACACGTCCTCCGAGGGTGCTGACGTTTAGTTCGACACGGGTCTTTGCGGCTCTGTCATTATGTCAATTTCCACCCGAGCGAATCCCGGTGCCAATACCACGTTTGAACCGTTCCGTTTTTGAACTTTGATACCCTTTTTATCCTTCCGTCCGGGTCAATTCCGTAGGTTCTCGATATGTCTTGCTCGTTTCTTTTCTCCTCTGCGAGGCGTGCCTTGTCTCTGATAAGATACTGCCTTTTATTGATTGGCTGCTTATATGTGAAGTCCTGGGCAGCTACATACTTTGCCAGCTTATCAATCCAACCGTTGCAAAGATTGGCTTCCACATAACCGCGCCCGTACTTATCCTTTGTTACCCCGGCGGTATATCCGTATCTCCTTATGAACTCCCATATAATAAACACGTGGCAGTTGAGGCATACCGCCATATCCATAAAACTAACTTTCTTCATGCACGATGTTTTTAATCTTTATATACTTGTAATACGCTCCTGCTCGCGGCTTCTTCATAAACACGTCTCCGCTGCCTACGCTCTTTAAGTCTTCGGGCATGCTCCATGCGCCCACCCCGTACGCCACGCTTTCGTGCACCTCAGCAATAATCACATCTTTTAGGCTCGTGTAGCCCACTATTCTAATACCGATAAGGTATCCCACTTCATCGACCACTGCGGCCGTCCTGTCACCCCATTTAAGCTTATGGGGTAGCTTTGGTTCTTTTGTCATATAATTCTTCTTCGAATGCCAATTTATAAAATTTTCCTTTCTCCAGTAAATACGCTCCGCGTAGCTCCGTTTTCACGACAGTCCACGCGTACACTTTGGCTGCGTCCTTGGGGTGTATCTCAACCGTGTACAACGTTTTATTATCGGGCCGGGCTACCTTACCCACAAGACGCGCCCGGTAAAACTCGGGTTTCATTATTCTTGTTTTCATTAAACCTATCAAACATATTATCGGTGATATTATAGCTGCGGCGACTATCGCTGCCACCGCTCCCTTTATTATCAACGCTCCCATTATTCGTCGTACTCCCCATCTATATTACGGGCGGCGAACTTTGCTGCACACCACAAACCAGTTACCAAACCTGCTCCGATTGCTATTCCAAATAAACACATTAATGCTTCCATACATTTTAAATTTTTGATGATACATTTTCTAAACCGTCTCCTATGCTTACAAGCTTCATGCCGCCGTGCTTACCACGGATATAGGCAGCCTGCACATTGCCGTGCTCGTCCGTCGAGAATTGGATACCCCGTACGCCTTCATGCTCCTTGATAAGCTCGCCTATCGTCTTATGCTTCGGGGTTTCCGCCTCTACCAACTCTAACTGCCCTACCGGCTCTACCAGCATCCCGGCGTCGCGGTATTCATAAGACAGAAATTCGTCCTCGGACACGCCTATATCGTTAATGCCCCATGATTGCCAGCCGT